AGCGGCATCGGCTCGGCGTGGAACTCCGTCCGCAGCTTCGCCACGTCGCTGGTCAATGCGGCCAAGAGCGTCATGGGCTTCTCCGTGCCGGAGGACGGCCCCTGGTCCGGTGCCGAGAAGGGCGGCGAGACCTCGGGACGCCACCTCGGCGAGAACTTCGCCCACGGCATGCTCGAGGCCCGCGCCGACGTGAGGGACAGCGCCAAGCGCCTCATGGCCACGGCGCAGCTCGACGGCAACGTGGCCTACACGGGCAACGGCGGCACCAAGACCACCGTGGTCAACAACTACTACTCGCTGGGCGACGTCAAGATCGACGCCTCCTCGATAAGCGAGTTCATGACACTCAACGACTTCTTCCAGACCGTCCGCAAGGCGAAGGCAGGGATGTAAATGGCATGGGGCAACGAGGTCTGGCCTACGGGCCAGACCGCCTGGAACACATATATCGAGTGGAAGATCAAGGAGTACGGCGAGAACTCCTGCTACGTGCAGGTCAAGTACAGCTCCTATGTCAAGTGCGGCGACATGCGCGGCACCATCGTCAACCGCTCGTGGGGCGGCCAGTACCGCATGTACGGCCCCGGCTGGTACGGCGATTCCGGCTGGCTCGACGTCGGCTGGGTCAACTACGGAGACCCCGTCACGCGCGAGTGCTCGGCGTGGTACACGGGCTACTCCGGCACCTTCCGCAAGTCGACGTGCAGGGACACCTTCAGGCCATCGGCCCCGGTCTGGACTCCCCAGACGCCGAGCAACGCCAAGGCCGTGCGCAAGTCCCAGACGCTCAACGTAATCACGTGGACGCGCAACACCACGGCGGCCCGACCGTACGACGGCATCTACGTCGACCGCCAGACCGACGGCGGCGAGTGGGTGAACATCGCCAAGCCGGGCGGCGACAAGACGGAGTACAGCGACGACACCGTGCGCCCGAACCACACGTACCGCTACCGAATCGGCGCGTACAACACGGCCGGAAACGCCGGTGGCCACTCCTACACCGAGACGCTGCGCAACCCGCCCGAGAAGCCCGCAGCGCCGAGCGGTGCCAAGGTGGAGCGCCTGAACGACGAGAAGAACCTCATAACGTGGGCCAACCACGCCACGGACGAGGCCCCCTACTCCGAGGTGCGCATCGAGCGCAGCACGGACGGGGGCGGCTCCGTCCAGATCGCCCACGTGAGCGGCTCTGCATCCTCCTACACAGACCCGACGTGCTCGGCAGACCACTACTACCGCTATCTGGTCCGCGCGTACAACGAGAGCGGCTACTCCGAGCGCGTCATGACCGACCGCACGTTCAACACGCCGTCAGCGCCGTTCAAGCCGAGCGGCCAGCGCACGGGAGACACCTCCGTCGAGCTGACCATCCCGAACCTGTCGCGCACCGCGAGCGCCACCGAGATTCAGCGCTCGCGCGACCGCAAGGACTGGACCACCATCGCCACGGTGACCGGCAAGGCGCTGTCGTTCGGCGACAACCCCGGAGGCGGCACGTTCTACTACCGCGCGCGCAACTTGCGAGGCAGCCTCGTCTCCGCGTGGTCCGAGCCGTCCGAGGCGATCGTCACGATCTGCGCCCCGGCGGCACCGACGCTCCTCACGCCGACGAGCGGCCAGGTGCTGCTCGTCTCGCAGGGCAGGGTCACGTTCACTTGGCACCACAACCCCATCGACGGCTCCGCGCAGAGCGCCGCCGAGGTCCAGTACTCCACGGACGGCACCGCATGGAAGACGGTGACGGCCGCGACCGCCCAGAGCGCGAGCGTGCCGAACTTCCCCCTCAACTCCACCGTCTACTGGCGCGTGCGCACCAAGGGCGTGCATGCGGACTTCGGACCGTGGTCCGGCAACAGCTCGTTCCACGTCCGTCAGCCACCGCAGCTCGCCTTCGACGCGCCCGGCCAGACCGTGCGCAACGTTCCGGTCGGCGTGAGCGTGCAGTACGTCGACGCATCCGGCGCGCTCGCAGCCATGGCCGTGGCTATTACCGATATGGGCGGCAACGTGCTCTACGAGGAGGCGCTCGGGACCTCCACGGCCACGAGCGTCACCAAGGACGAGTGGATGCCGGAGGACGGCGGCGAGTACCGAATCGTTGCCACGGCCCGAAGCACGAGCGGCCTGCAGTCGACGGCCTCCATGCCCTTCCGCGTTGAGTTCGAGCTGCCGCGCCGCGCCTCCCTCCGCATCGAGGCCGACATCGAGCGCGGATACGCCGAGCTGCAGTGCATCGTCGACAACAACGACGAGGGGCAGGACGTCGAGAGCCTTAGCATCTGGCGCGTCACGCGCGACGGGGAGAAGCTGATCGCCTCCGACCTGTCCGACGGCTCCTCGGTGGTCGACCGCTACGCGCCGCTGAACACGGATTACAGCTACCGCGTGGCGGCGTATGCCGACTCGGGCGCATCGAGGGCCACCGAACACCCGGGCAGCATCAAGACGCCCTACTGCTTCGTCTACTACGGCGACGGCCTCATGGCCCGAGCGCAGTTCGACCCGACCGAGCAGCGCAACCTCGAGCGCGCCAACCGCACGCTCGTGCGCTACGCGGGCAGGTCCCATCCCGTCCTATACGACGCGGGCGGCATCAGCGACACCCGCCCGCTGACCGCGCACGTCATAGGCGAGGAGGAGGTGCGCGCCTTTGAGGACCTCATCCTCTACCCGCGCGCCATCTTCAAGAGCGTGGCCGGTGACGTGTTCCACGTCGCCGCCGACGTGAGCGTGAACCGCGACCTGTGCATGCCGACGACGCATGCCGACATCAGCCTCTCGCTGACGAGGGTGGACGGTGAGGCCCTGTGATCTGGACAGGTTTTAGGCAGGAGTCGTACATCTACCGCCGGGTCACGTGGCCCGGCCTCGTCGAGGCCGAGGACTACGGCATGTTCACGGGTGGGCGGCTCACGCACTCCGCGCTATCGCAGCTCCGCTCCCAGGGCACGCTCGACTTCTCCGGCAGCGCCATACCCGACGAGCACGACCTCGTGCGCGTGTACTACCAGATGGAGGACGAGCGCGGCGAGGCGGGGACGTTCGCCCTCGGGACGTACTTCTGCAGCATCGGCACGCCTAAATACAACGGGCCGCTGGTATCCGGCAGCGTCGACCTCGAATCGACGCTGCGCCTCGCGGTGAAGGGCAAGTACGGCCGCTACTACACGGTGAAGGCGGGGACCAACGCGGTCGCGCATGCCGACGGCATCTTCAAGCGCCTCGGCCTCCGGACGAACGAGCCGCGCTGCGACTACGTCCTGCCGAGGGACGTTGTGTACGGGCCGGACGACAGCTGGCTGAAGATAGCCAACGACCTCCTCGCCATGGCCGGGTTCGCATCGGCCTACCCCGACGCATACGGCGTTATCCAGATGGTCCCGTACGTCGAGCCGCAGGCGCGCAAGCCGGTGCGCACGTTCAACGACGGCGAAGACTCCATCATGCTCCCCGAGGTATCCAGATCGGACAACGCGGACGACATCCCCAACGCCGTGTACCTGACCTACGAGACGGAGGAGGAGAGCCTCTGGGCCGTGTGCCGGAACACCGACCCAAACTCCCGCGCGTCCATCCCGTACAGGGGCTACGAGGTCCCGCTCGTCGACCAGGTGACGGAGCTCACGGGCTCTACCAAGGACGAGCGCCTGAAGGCCCTCAAGGCCAAGGCCAAGACGAAGCTCGTGGACAACTCCTCGTCCATCGAGTACGTCGAGTGGGGCCATCCGTGGGTGCCCCTGCTGCCCAACGACGCGGTCGGCATCGACTATCTCACCGCCGGGCTAAATTGGCGCGGTGCGATAACGGAGCAGGAGATAGAGGTCGGAGGCCACTGCGCGGTGACGGGCAAGGCCCGCCGCTTCATCCGCTCCGGATTCGTCACCGAGACGGAGGGAGGGTCATGGTAAGCGGCCACGAGCTGTACGAGCTGCTGTTCGGCGGGACGGGCGCAAAGGAGTCCCACACGTGGGGCACCGTCGCCGCAGTCAACCAAGACGGGACCGCCGACGTGCGGCTCAACCCATCCATATCGACCACCTGCACGTGCCTGGCCGAGGTGAAGGCCGGGGACCGCGTGCTGGTGCTCGTGTTCAAGCAAGGAGCAGTAGTGCTCGGGAAGGCGGTCTAGATGCTCATAGACCTCACGCTCGACATCGAGAAGGGCACCAACCGCTTCTCGACGCTCGACAACCCCATCACGCTTCGGCAGCAGGACGCCGAGGCGTACGTGTTCAACGTCAACCTGCGGCAGGGAGGCGCGGTGCTCGACCTCACTGGCATGACCGTGCGCTTCTACGCGCTGCGCCCGGACGGCGGGAAGGTCATCGACGGCGAGAACGTCGCGGTGCTCTCCGCGCCCGACGGAATCGTGCAGTACACCGTCCCCGCCAAGCTCACGCAGGCGGCAGGCGACATCCCGACCTCGTACATCCGCATCAGCTCGGGCGACTGGTCTGCATCCACGGGCAACATCGCCATCATGGTCGTCCCATCGGTGGCCATCGAGGCCACGGGCGGCGACTACATCCCCGAGATCGACCACCTCATCAACGCGCTCGAGGCACAGCGCGTCACCTACGGCAACGCCGAGGATGTGCGCGCGTCCGAGTGGCAGGCGATCATGGACGAAGTCGCCAACGCGCGCGGCCGGGCGGACGGCGCGGCAGACCGCTGCGAGGCCGCGCTCGCGTCGCTCAAGGTCGGCTACGACGACCTGACGGACGACGCGAAGGAGAAGATCGCCGCCATGGCAAGCGCCGGAGTGGTCTTCGCCACGCACGCGGAAATCGACGAGGCGTTCGAGTCCATCATCGCCCCGGCAATCGGCACCGACACGGTCCTCGACGGCCTCACCCAGGAGGACTACGACTACGCCTTCGGTAAGGTATTCGGCCAGTAAAGGAGAAATAATGGCAGTACAGGTAAACAAGGTCATGACGTTCGGCGACACCGTCGACCTCATCACCAAGGTGCACAAGGCCTCGGCGAACCCCGTGGCCGTGGCTCCGCACTACGACGGCACCAAGGGCGAGTACGACAACCTCGGCGAGTGGTTCAGCCTGCGCCGTGACGGCAAGGTGTACGGCGTCGACATCCCCGAGTACACCTACTCGAACGACCCCAAGGGCATCAAGACGCGCGACAACGTCGGCCTCGTGTGCCAGCCCGCCACCAACACCACGGCGGGCCGCGACGACTACTCCAAGCTCAACGCCTTCGAGTACTTCACCGTGAACGGCACGGTCGACGACAGCGGCAAGTTCCACTGCACGGCCATGAAGGGCGACGGCCGCTTCAGGGCCGACGGCTCCAACGGCGACGTCTGGGTCATGGCCTGCCCCGGCTACTACAGCATCACGCGCAGCAACGGATACAAGCGCCTGCTCTACTCCGACACCAAGTACGAGGGCATGAGGCCGCTGCCGGGCCAGAAGTACGCCGACGGCACCGAGCGACCGCTCCTCGTGTTCTCGCCCTACCTCGCGTGGTGCGATTCCAACAACGTGCCCCACAGCTACTCCGGCAAGGTCCACACGTTCCAGTTCGGCTCGCACGACACCGGAATCAGCTACAGCAAGAAGAAGGGCGCGGGCTACACGGGACGAACCGTCGCGGACAACTTCTATATCCAGCTCATGCTCATGATCAAGTACGCCACGCAGGACCTCCAGAGCCTCGGCGGCTGCACGGACTACGCGAACCAGTACAAGGTCCTCGAGGCCGAGACGGGCGTGAACCGCGTGCTGCTGCCGAAGGCGGCGGCCGACTACTTCCTCGTCGGCTCCACGCTGAACTGCGGACCGAACAGCGACCGAGGAGCGACCGCGGGCCAGTCCACGTTCGCCTACCGCACCGTCACCAAGATCGAGACTATGAGCGACCGATGCGCGGTCTACGTCGACGGCGCACCGTTCACCACGGCCGTCGACGATTACGTATCCGCGATGCCGTGGAAGACGGGCACGTGCGACAACCTGCTCGGCACTGACGGCTACCCCATCGCGGGCAAGCCCAAGCAACGCCAGCCGTACCGCATCCAGGGCATCGAGGTGATCTGCGGAGCGTACGAGCCGCTGTGCGACGTGATCGTTAATCAGGTCAAGACGTCGGCCGACGAGGGCCATTGCGAGCTGTACAAGTGCTTCGATTCGCGCAAGTACTCCTCGGCCCTCGACGCCAACCACGTCAAGCTCGACCTCGAGCTGCCCGCGCGCGACAGCAAGACCAACGGCCAGTGGATGTACAACGAGGACTGGCAGGAGTCCGCGAAGTGCCCCGGCCTCCTCGTGCCTACCGGTTCCAAGGGAACCTCCACGACGGGCACCTGCGACGCGATATATTCCAACCCGATCTCATCCCCCGGCCTGCGAGAGTTCCTGTGCTTCGGCTATCTCGGGGATGGGTCTATGTGCGGTGCCTTCTGCGGCGGTTCGGGCAACTGGCTCGGCCTCTCCTGGTGGCACTTTGGCGGTCGGCTATCTGGCCTGGGGGTCACCATGGCCTAGCC